GGTGTGTCCGTGCCTTTGCTGACAGAGGCGATTACCCAGTTCTCGGCCCAGGCGATGAAAGAACTCATGCCCCCTGGCGGGCCCGTGCGCACGTCCGTGATTGGCAAGTCCAACCGCTCGCGCGAGGCTCAGGCTAAGCGGGTCAAGGACTACATGAATTACGAGATCACCACGGTGATGAAGGAATACACGCCAGACTTCGACCAGATGCTTTGGTACGTGGGCTATGGTGGGTCGGCCTTCAAGAAGGTTTATTTTGACAAGGCTAAGAAGCGCTGTGTGTCGCCGTTCATTACGCCAGACAACTTTGTGATGCCCTACCATGGTTCGAGCAATCCTTGGGAAAATGAGCGCTGTATTCAGGTCGTTCCTATGTCTGCCAATTCGCTGCGTAAGGCGCAGGTGGCAGGCGTTTATCTGGACCTTGAGATGGAGGAAGCGCCGATTACGCCTCGCGAAACTCCAATCACGGATGCGCAAGACCGTGTCTCTGGCCAGAGTCCGGGGTACATGGACGAGGAATACACGCTCTTAGAAGCACACATTCTGTACGACATCCCTGGGTTTGAAGACAAGGATGGCATCAAGAAGCCTTACATCATTACGGTAGACAAGGACAGCGGCAAGGTCTTGGCGATCTATCGTAACTGGAAGGAAGAAGACGAAGCTTGCTGCCCGGAGCAATATTATGTTCACTACATGTTCCTCCCCGGTCCTGGCTGTATGGGCTATGGCCTTGTACATCTCATCGGTAATCTCAACCGTGCTGCCACCTCCGCACTAAGGCAGTTGCTGGATGCGGGTACGCTGGCTAACTTGCCAGCAGGCTTTAAAGCCCGTGGCTTACGGATCGCGGACGATGATGATCCCCTCCAGCCGGGTGAGTGGCGTGACGTGGATGCGGGCGGCGCGGACCTAAGTTCGTCATTGCTGCCCCTGCCATATAAGGAGCCAAGCCAGACGCTATATACCCTGATGGGATTCTGTATTGACAGTGGTCGCAGGCTCGCCAGCATTGCTGACATGCAGGTTGGTGATGGTAACCAACAGGCCGCAGTGGGTACAACAATAGCAATGTTAGAAAAGGGTGCCAATGTTATGTCGGGCATCCACAAGCGTCTGCACTATGCCCAGAAGCTTGAGTTTGAGTTGTTGGCAAACTGCATGGCCAAGCATTTGCCGGACGAGTATCCGTACGAGGTAGAAGGCGGCGATCGCAAGATCTTCAAAAACGACTTTGATGACCGTGTGGACGTCTTGCCGGTGGCAGACCCCAACGTTCATTCCAGCGCCCAGCGCATCATGATGGCTCAGACCCAGTTGCAACTGGCCCAGTCTGCACCCCAGATGCACAATATGTATGAGGCCTATCGTCGGATGTATGAGGCACTTGGTGTGCGGGACATTGACATGGTCTTGAACTATGACGATACCCAGGAACCACGGCCCAAAGATCCGGCTACCGAGAACGCTGACGCTATCGACGGCAAGAAGTTAAAAGCCTTTGCTGGCCAGCAACATGACGCTCATATTGTGAGCCACATGCTCCAAGGCATGAGCCCAATCCTGCAGGCTAACCCCGTGGGTGCGATGAACCTAACCAAGCACATCTTGGAGCACGTCCGGATTAAGGCCGAGGAGCAAGTAGAGGCCCAGATCTTTGCCGAGTACGGTCCTGAGAACAAGGGCGTTGTGTCGGACATCCAGAAGGAAGCCATGGTTGCCATGCTGGTGGCTCAAGGGATGAGCGAGTTGCGTCAATTGTCTTCGCAGTTGTCTGGCGAGGGCGCACCCGACCCATTGATCAAGCTGAAAGAGCAGGAATTAGCTCAGCGTGCTCAGGCCGATCAGGCTAGAATCCAGGCAGAGCAGCAGAAGATTGGTCTGCAGACCCAGGAAATGCAGCAAAAGATGGTTACTGACGCCGCTAGACTTGAGACCCAAGAGGCTATTGCAGACCAGAAGGCTGACTTAACGTTAATGAGACTCAAACAAATGGAGCAACAAAATGCCATTAAAGCCCGGACGCAGCCGCAAGGTCGTCAGTGAAAACATCGGTGAGATGGTCCGCAAGTATAAGAAAAGCGGATCTATCGGCACCAGCAAGCCAGCTAGCAAAGGCAAAGCGGTCAAGCAGGCCGTGGCCATTGCTCTGTCTAAAGCAGGAAAAGCACGCAAGATGAAAACAGGGGGCGTCCCTGGACCCGTCAAAGAAGTAATGCGCAAAGACGCCAAAGTCCCCACCAAAATCTACTAGGAGCACGAAATGCCCATGTATCGCAAGCCAACACCGAAAGAGCGTGCAAAGATAGAAAAAGCACGGGAAAAGACAACGCAAGGTATGGAGGGAGAGAAGGATCTTCTGTCCAGGTTTTCTACAACTTCTGCCAAAGCCGCTCGTGACGAGTACAAAGCCGGTCGCAAGATGATGGAAGAGGTTCCCGCAGAGGCCCGCGCGTACGAGGCTGAAGAAGGTAATCCTGGCGTAGGAACGTACAAATCAGGCGGAATGGTTAGCGTCCGTGGCCAGGGCGCAGCCCGAAAAACAAAAGGATGTAAAATCTGCTAATGGAAAATTTAGTCGAACAGTTGTACAAACTTGTCCGGTCTCGCAAACACGAGATCGGCGAGCAAATGATTTACGGCGGTGTCAAGAACTCGGACCATTACCACACCCTGGTCGGTGAGGTCCGAGGCTTGCAAATGGTCGAAGATGAAATGACCCGGATACTAACGAAAGTAGAAAGCGAGTAGTAAAAACCCTAACCTCGTGGCGGATGCCATGCAATATTGGAGAAATAGATGACTGAAATGACTGCGCTTCAAAAGAAGTGGGCAGACGAACGTGCGGCTGAGCAAAAGGTGGAAGAGGAAGAACTTCAGAATCGCCCTGAGAATATGGATCAGAGCATTTTGGACCGAATCCCCAAGCCAACAGGCTGGCGCATTGTAGTTCTACCATTTCGCCCACCCAAGAAGACCAAAAGCGGTATTGTTTTGGCCGAACAAGCGGTGGAGCGGCAACAAATCGCTACGGTATGTGGATATGTCGTATCTACTGGGCCTTTGGCCTATGGGGATACGGAGAAGTTTCCGCACGGCCCGTGGTGCAAGAAAGGTGACTGGATTGTCTTTGGTCGGTATGCCGGGGCTCGTATTGGCATAGACGGAGGAGAGATTCGGATTTTGAACGATGATGAAGTCCTGGCAACTATTGCCGATCCGGACGACATCACGCACATGGTATAAGGAGAAAAACCATGCCAGAGAACGAAGATGTACAAGATGCAGTACAAGTCCCTTCTGGGGACGACCAACTGGAATTCAACCTGGGCGAGGGCGAACAGGGCGCCGAGGTTGAGATCGCAGAAGACGGAACGGCAAAAATTGCTGCTGTAGACGAAGAAGAGGCAAAAAATGCCGCTTCAGAAGGCAAAAAGACCCCCGATCGCGGGACCCAGGAGCACGAGGAGTACAGCAACAAGGTCAAAAAGCGTATCGAAAAGATGACGGCCAAGCTTCGGGAATCGGAGCGTCGTGAGCAGGCGGCTTTGGAATATGCCAAGCAAGTTCAGGCAAACCTCCAGCAGATGCAGGCCAAGGTCTATAACCTAGACCAGGGCTACCTCACCGAGAGCAAGGGTCGGATTGACTCCCAGATCTCTATTGCAGAGGCAAACCTGCAAAACGCTGTGGAGCAAAACGACGGCAGAGCCGTGGTCGAAGCTCAGAAACTCTTGTCGCAATTGATGATCCAACAGGATCAGTTAAACCGCGTTGCAGCACAACGGCCCAAGGTTCAGCCTCAGGCTCCTCAACAGGCCTACCAGCAGCCGGTTTATCAGCAACCCCCACAGCAAGCGCAGCGCGGCCCAGATGAAAAGGCCGAGCAGTGGGCAGAGGAGAATGAATGGTTTGGTTCTGACGAGGTAATGACTAATGGGACCTTTGCCATCCATAATCAGCTAGAACGAGAAGGATTTGACTTGTCAAGCGATGAATACTATGATGAGTTAAATCGGAGAATCCGTAAGGAGTTTCCGCATAAGTTTCGTAAGCCTCAGGTAAATACCAATGTAGACGCCCCTGGTATTGCACCTGCAACTCGCGGTTTATCCGTGAGCCAAACTGGGCGCAGGACCATAAAACTCACACCTAGTGAAGTGGCCATGGCTAAAAGAATAGGTGTCCCCCTGGAAGAGTACGCTAAGTACGTAAGGAGATAAGCATGACTAGTCAAAAAATTGATCGCACAACACGTGCTGCTGAAACCCGTCAAAAAACGGAGCGTAAGAAGTCATGGGTACGTCCTTCGGACCTAGATGCACCTGAAGCACCTCCGGGATATCGCCATCGTTGGATTCGTGTACAAGCTGGTGGTCACGACGACAGCAAGAACGTAGCAGGTAAACTCCGCGAGGGGTATGAGCTTGTTCGTGCTGAAGAGTACCCCGACTTTGTCGCCCCTTCGATTCAAAATGGTATTCATTCTGGCGTCATTGGCGTCGGTGATGTTATGCTGGCGAGAATTCCTGAAGAGTTAGCTGAGCAGCGTGGAGCGCACTACGAACAGCGGGCAGGCGAACAGATTACGGCTGTTGATAACGATTTGATGAAAATTAATGCGCATGACACTATGCGAGTAGTCAAACCGGAGCGGCAGTCACGAGTTACCTTTGGTGGCCCTCGAAAGGCCGATGACTAATTTTTTGTAAGGAAGATTCAAATGGCTAACGTTAATAAGCCTTTTGGTTTTCGTCCTGTCGGTAAAGTCGGCAGTAACTACGATAACCAAGGTCTAACGCAGTACAAGATCTCCAACAACTACGGTACCGCCCTGTATCAAGGCGATTCTGTTAAGTTGTCTGGGGGATATTTAGCAATCGCAACCACCGGCGCAGCAATTGTCGGTGTATTCCAGGGCTGCTACTACGTGGATCCCACGACCGGCAAACCCACCTGGAAGAACTACTATCCTGGCAGCATTGTTCAGGACGGTATTGTAGCCCTTGTCAACGACGATCCTAACGCTGAGTTTGTAGTACAGTGCTCCGGCATTGCTGCTGTAACTTGTGTTGGCCGTAATGCTGACTTGGATACTGCTGTATCAGGAAGTTCAACAACTGGTCAGTCTGGCCAGCAAGTTGGCGTTCCCGCAACAGGTAATGCTACGTATCCGTGGAAAGTTGTTGGCGTGTATGAAGACGCAGAAGACAATGATGTTACTGCTGCTTACGCTAATCTCATCGTTATCCCGAATAACCACCTTTACAAAGGTGGCACGGGCACTGCAGGAGTTTAATCATGGCTATTTCACGTTCGCAACTAGTACGAGAGCTTGAGCCCGGTCTTAATGCTCTGTTTGGCCTTGAGTATAAAAACTACGAAAACGAGCACGCAGAAATCTATGATGTTGAGACTTCTGATCGCGCGTTTGAAGAGGAAGTTATGCTCTCTGGCTTTGGTAATGCTCCAGTTAAGGCTGAAGGCGCTGGTGTTGCTTATGACAACGCGCAAGAAGTCTACGCTGCTCGCTACACGCACGAAACCATCGCTCTGGCGTTCGCGCTGACCGAAGAAGCCGTAGAAGACAATCTCTACGATCGTCTGTCCGCACGTTACACCCGTTCGCTGGCTCGTTCGATGGCGCAAACCAAGCAGATTAAAGCTGCTTCTGTGCTGAACGGCGCTTTCACCACCTCTATCGGTGGCGACGGCAAAGCTCTGTGCGCTACGGATCACCCCACCCTGTCCGGTCCGGACCTCAAGAACGAGTTGACCACTCCGGCCGACTTGTCTGAGACCTCTCTGGAGCAGGCCCTGATCGACATCGCTGCGTTCACTGACGAGCGCGGCCTGAAGATCTCGATCCAAGGCTTGAAGTTGATTATCCCCAAGGAACTCCAGTTCACGGCTGATCGCATCATGAAGTCCACTCTGCGTGTTGGTACTGCAGACAACGACATCAATGCCATCAAGAACATGGGCATGATTCCCCAGGGTTACACAGTCAACCACTTCTTGACCGATCCGGACGCATGGTTTATCAAAACCGACGCCCCCAACGGCATGAAGATGTTCCAGCGTGTAGCGATCAAAACTGGCTTCGAAGGCGACTTCGACACTGGTAACGTTCGTTACAAGGCCCGTGAGCGTTATTCGTTTGGATTCTCGGATCCACGCGGTATCTTCGGTTCACCGGGTTGATGATGTAAGAAAGGGGGGTTGCAAAACCCCCCTTTTGCTGTATTCTTATAGGACTAGGATTTTGCTCGTATCTACTGACCTAGCAGACTTAGTAGAGAAGATACGAGAATGTGCTACTACACGAGGACAAAATGGCAAATACCACCTTTTCCGGCCCAGTTAGGGCTGGCACTATCAAAGATACTACCGGCACAACGGTAGGCACCGATGTAGCAAACGTAGGTTATGTTTTGATGGCTCAATCCGCTGTGATTGACATCATTGGCGCAACTGCAGCAAACCAAGTCGTTGCTACTATTCCCGCAAATTCCCAAATTGTTGACGTTATCTTGAACGTTACGGTTGTCAACAACGACACTGGTACAGCTACCGTTGTGGTTGGAACTTCTGCTGATGCTGATGCATTTATTCCAAGCACAAGCGTTAAAACTGCTGCAACGACTCGCGGAACCTTGGACACAGAAGCTACGGACGTTGGAACAACCGACCTGCAGGTTCTGGCTGACTTCACCGCAGCAAATGGTGACGGCACAACCGGTGCGGCGACGGTAACTGTTCTTTATATCCAGAACAACAACCTCTCCTAACTAGGGGGCTCTAATGAGCTACAGTAATCTACTTGCGGTCACAAAGACCGGAGATGATGACGCAATTGCTGGGCGCACTCGTGTAGCGGCTATTTACTACACTTGCGGCAGCACAGCGTCGTCTTTTCAGTTAAAAAACGGAGCTACAACTGCTGCAACAACGCTTGTGGACATTAAAACTCCTGCAGCCGCTGGTGCTTACGACATTATTTTCCCAGACATGGGGGTATTGTTTGACACCGGTGTGTTCATTGAGTTTGCGGACGCAAACGTAACTAGCGTCACGTTGTTCTTCTACGGCGGGGCTGCAGTTTAATGGCTTCTAAGGGAATGGGCATTAAGACCTCGGTCAAGTCGGGCAACTTTCGCTCGACCAAAACCGGGGCCGGTATGACCAAAAAAGGAGTTGCTGCGTATCGCAAAGCAAATCCTGGATCTAAACTTCAGACCGCAGTCACTGAGGACAGCCCGTCGCCCGCTCGCGCGAAGCGTCGCAAGTCTTATTGTGCTCGGTCTGCAGGGCAGATGAAGAAATTCCCTGAAGCTGCTAAAGACCCCAATAGCCGTATCCGTCAAGCCAGAAAACGATGGAAATGTTAAATGAGCGTCGAACGGGAACTAGCCACACACTCTGTTGAAATTCGTCATATCCAGGATGACATGGATAAGATGATGGCAGATATGAGCGACATAAAAAAGTCGTTAGAAGCAATTAATCTAACCCTGTCAGAAGCGAAAGGCGGCTGGAAAACCCTCATGTGGGTGGCCGGAGCGTCAAGTGCGGTGACAAGTTTTTTTATCGGTTTGTACGCATTTTTCAACGGAAGGTAAAGCCATGCCAGCAAAACCCGGCCTTTATGCCAATATCAACGCTAAGAGAAAACGTATCGCTATGGGATCTGGTGAAAAGATGCGTAAACCGGGAACTAAAGGCGCTCCTACTGCAAAAGCTTTTAAACAATCTGCCAAAACGGCAAAGAAAGGAAAGTAATCATGGCATT